TGGACAGCATATTTGTCCTCCAGCTCCTTGAGCGCCGCATCAAGCATTTCCGACTTATCTACCACGCCGTCAACGCCTGCATCGGGCATACTGTCAGCTCCGCTGCCTTCCACATCGGCAGTGCCGTCAAGGGCGCCCGCAATATCACCGTTTGTCTTTTCAATTTCGGAAACGGCTTTTTTCCTTGCTTCGGTCAGGTCATCAATGGTCGCATCTACCGCTGTGAGGCTGCTGCTCAGATACTTTTCAACGCTCGTCTCGCCCGACATATCCATTTCTGTCTGCATCCACTTTGGCAGCAGATCATAATCAAACGAACCGTTTTCCTGAGCTGTAAGGAACGAATCGTTCCATTCGCCCAGCTTTCGGGTGTTGTCCGCTATCATTTTGTCAAGCTGTTCCTGCGCAAGACCGTCGTAGCGTTTTATGCGCTCCGCCTGTGCCTGCGCAGCCTTTTCCACTGCATTACTGTCACCGCTGAGCGCATTGCTGAGAGCCTCCTGCATATTTTTATACATATCGGCTCCTACGCTTTCCCAGTCGTAGTTTATGATATTGTCTGCGATATGGTCACACAGGTCAAGCGCAAACTCAATGATGTCGGGAATGGCACTGACAAGAGCAGTGTTCAGCTCCATGAGTATCTGCGGAGCCTTTGCCAGTAGTATCGGCAGGGAATTTATCAGACCGTCAGCAAGACCTATGATTATGTCCTCGGCAGCCGAAATAAGCTTGTCAGTGTTATTTATCAGCGTTTCCGTGATGGTCAGCACCGCATTTACAACAGCGGGTATAAGCGTGTCCAGATTGTCGGAAATGCCCTTTGCAAGAGCCGTTATAATGTCCACAGCACCCTGCGTTATAATATCGGCGTTGGAAAGTATAGCCGTGATAAGCGCCGTGCAAAGGTCAGCCGCCGAGCCTGCGACCCTGGGCAATGCGGATATAAGCCCCGACAGCAGCGTGTCGATTATCTCGTCCGCATTATCTGTTACAATAGGTATAGCCGTGTCAGCAATGGAAGAAAGCGTGTCAAGCAGAGCCGCAATAAGACTGTTTGCGCCGCTTATAACATCGGGGAGCATATCTTCAAGTGTCTGCGGTATCAAGGGCAGAATGCCCTCCGCAAGTTCGGCAATGCCCGTCGCCATCTGCGGCAGTACCGCCATAATGCGGGGCATAAGATTGTTCGAGAAATTCAGAACACTGTCGATAAGAGCCGAGATAAGCTCATCGAAATCCTGCGTCGGGTCAGCCATACCCGTAAGCATATTCTGCCACGCCGCCGTCATACTTGCCATAGATCCCTGCAATGTGTCGGCACCCTCAGCCTGGGCATATCCTGCAAGCCCCTGCATTTCGATGTAGTCAACAAGTGCATTCTGACAGTCCGCAAGGTTGTCAATAGTGTATCTTGTTGCATCTCCCTGAGCTTCCTTGTATGCGTTTACCTTGTCGATAAGCTCCTGAAAGCCCTCTTTTGTGGGGGTGATGCCTATCTGCAAATTATCGAGCATTGTGTAGTTGTTTTTCATAATGCCGTTAAAAGCATTCTGAACATTCTCAGCTGTATTGCCCGTAGCCGCCACGATATCAGCCTCGGCAGTGACTATTCTGTCGGCAAGCTTTGCCGCACCTATCTCATCGCCGCCCATAGCGTTTTTTAAGCCTATGGCAAAGCCGTTTACCTGTTCAAGATAATCATTCTGGGACATCTGAATGTCCTTGTAAGCGGTCTTGGCTTTTTCCGCAATGAAGTCATAAGCCTCACCGAACATCAATTTCGCACCGCCTGCAAGCTGCTCATAATCCCCGAAGCTTGCGATTGCCTCTTTAGCTAAAGCGCCCACAGCCGTCGCAGCCGCAGCGGAAGCAGCAAGGGCAGCCTCTGCGATAACGCTCATAGTTTGGGTGGCAAGCTTGCCGACATTGCCCATAACCTTCTTGAAATTGGCATCATCGCCCAGAATCTTATAAACTATCTCGCCAACATTCACTTACCCTCGCCTCTCATTCTCTCCATAGCCTCTCTGTGAATGCGCTCGACCTCGTCAAGCATAGCCCTGTCACGTTCAGCAGTGTTTTTGAACCTCTGGACCTGTTTCTTCTTCAGTGCAAAAATGCGTTTGAGCCGTATCACCCTTGACCTTTCAGCCGATGACTTTATTTCCGACAGTCTTTCGGTGCGTATGCCGATTATCTGTTTGAGCTTGCATTCATCGGGCAGCCCCCGAAACAGTGCACAGAAATCAAACCAGTGCAGCTTTGCCACGTTCAGGTCAATGCCGTATGCGTTCAGGAAATCAGCGTAAAAATACGCCTCATCTTCCGAAAAATCAAAGCACGGCTCACAGCTCTCCGAAACGGAAGACCGCTTTTCTTTTGCTTTCGGAGCAAGTCCCAAAATGTAAAAATCGGTCATAGCCTCAGCCGCCGCAGCTTCGGAAATGCCTTCGGGAAGTCCTGCGAAATAAAACCGCCCCGCAAGCCCACAAGCCTTTTCACCGTCCTTTTCGGACAAAGCCTCGGAGTATTCGCACATAATGCGGAAATCGGGGTCAATGGGAACGGCAATGCCGTCAATGTGCAGTATTTTCGGCTTCGGACTGAACATTTTTCTCCTCCGCAATTTTTTTCGTAAATGCGATGATCTCATCGTAAACGTATTGAAGCACGGCATATCTCTCAACAGCATTCGGGAACCTGTCCGCAAAAATAGCCGCCGCCGAGCCGTCTCCGAGGAGTATATCAATACCCTTGTCAATAGCATTGCATACAACGTCGATATCCTTAGTGCCCTTAAGCGTGTCCTTAAGACCTGCAAACAGTCCCTTAGCCTTTTCAAGCCTGTCAATAAGAGGCTTCTGAAAGACAACAGGGTATATCTTTTCGTTTATTTCGATGTTGCAGATACGGTCAGTGAATTTAAAGCCCATAATATAACCTCCGTTTTTTTATGAAAAAGCGGCACACGGAAAATCCCCGCATACCGCAGTTTCAGAATTTACTCAGCAGCCTTAGAATAATACTTGTCAGCCGCAAACTCAGGAGCGCTCTCACCCTTTTCGAGCTTCACGAAAGCACCGTTCTTTCTCTCATAGTAACTGTCATACTTGGAAGCCCAGTCAGCAGGAGACACCTTAAGAGCAGTGTAACCGCCAAAGCCCATATATTCAAGCTTTGTGGGCTCAGCGGCAGCCTTTTTGATGCTGCCGCCTACGGAGAGGTTTTCCTCGGGAGCACCCGAACCGTCATCATCGAGAATAAGAGAACCCGAGCCAATCTCGCCCTCACCCGTAAGAATATTGAACCACGCATATCTTACAATAGCAGCCTGACCCTTTGCGTATTTCATATCAAATGAAGTAACAAAGTCCTGGAAGGGGTCGCCCTTGTAACGGTCGCACTTGAATGTGATAGTTCTCTGATTGCCCGTCTTTGTGGAGCTTTCGCCGTGGTAGTAATAGCTGTTTGTCTTTTCCTTGGGATTAAGCGATGAAGAACGGTCTGTAAAGCCCATATATGCGACCGCAAATTCATCAACATCAGCGTTCTGCTCTGCCGAAACGTCAATAGCAAGAACCATCTGATCCGTAGTGATAAATCCCACAAATGCAGGGTTTGTCTTGACTTTCGCAAACATTTCCTTAAGTGTCATAAAATCATTCCTTTCATTTCTGTATAAAAAATGTAATTTCGATACCGGCGGTGTATATCCAGTACTGTTCATTGTGCATCGTTGGGGCAGGCAGTGAATTTACTTTTACCTTGACCTGTGAAATGCCCTCGATAACAGGCTTGGAAGCGGCAAGGGCCTCACATATGCCGCAGAGCTTTTCCACAAGCACAGCCTGCCTGTTGTTTGTGTCCATAGCTGAAACGGAAAATATCACCGACTGAATTTTGCTCCCGTCATAATATTTCTTTATGTCCTTGTTGCCCGCATAGATGATAGCGCTCTGACCCGCCGCCGATACAACGCCTATCTCGTCAATGCCGCCCAGCCTTTTCAGCTCCTCGGCGATTTTTGTGTAAACGTCTCCGTTCATCGGTGTATCTCCTTTTCATGCGCACGTTTGAAAACAGCCTGCCACTGATCGCCGAAATCCGTTTCAGCCCTTTGGCACCATTCGGGAACTGCATTGGTATTTTTATCTGTGTATGTAGTAGGGCACTTGTATGCTGCTTCCGCATAGGGCATAACCCAGCGCAAAACTCCCTTTTCAAGGTCACTTCCCTGAGAAGCCATAGCCTGAATAAGCTGCTTTGCAGGGATATCACTTGTTTTTATTCCGTGCTGCCCTATCATCTCAGCCGCTACACTTGAATGTATAACGGAGCTGAGAATAAGCGCACCGTAATCCTGCTTGCAGAAATAATTGCAGTCTTTAAGTGCCTGCTCTGACGTAGCAAAAATCGCCTTGTCCATAGCGCCTTTCATATCGCCGCCCGATATGCCGCCCCTTATCTCAATATCCACCCTCACGTCATCACCACCTCCAGATGATGAATATCCCCCGCAGGGGTAAAAAAGGTGTTCACCTCGCTGACTGTGAATGTCTCAGTCCCGAAAATGACCTCGTCCCCCGTCTCAAAGGAAACATCATTGGGCACGGAAGAAAAAGCATCAAAATACATCTTTGCCCTTACCTCGGGAATATCGCCCCCGAGAGAAAAACGCTGAGAACGGCAAGGCTCAATGTAAACAAAATTGATGTCCGTCTCAAGGGTCTCACCCTTGCCGCCCCACCCGTCCGAGCTTAACTTCTCAATAAGCCTGACCTTGTGGGGAAGATAGCAGCGGGGAATAGGGGATATCAGCAACATACGCCGCACCCCCTGTATAAAAGTCCCGCCCGTTCAAGGTAACTCTCAGCCCGAGAGCATATGCCCCTCGCCGCCGCAGAACCGCCGCCCGAAGAAGAGCCACCCGAGGACATCGAGAACGAGCCGAGAGTGAAGCTCTGCGCCGTACCCGATACCGACATAGCCCACGCCTGAACGCCGCCGCAGAGCCCCATATACTCAGCTTCTGCGCATACCGCAAGATCAAACTGCCTAATCTCCTCTTCCGTCTCGGGAGCACGGAGAATAAAGCAGTTTATCTCGCTTTCGGCCCTCGTCAGCAGGCGGTCAAGGTCAGGATAGTCCATACCGCCGAAAACGTCATAATAAAAATCCGTACTGACCGCCATAAAATCACTCCTTACGCCTTAAGCATCGCAGCAGTCACGGTGATATAGCCGACAGTGACCGCCTTGCTGTCCGAGTTAAAGCAAACTACCTCGATAACATTGCCCTCGGCAGCTGCGATCTCGGTAGTGCCGCTGGTAAGCGCTGTGCCTGCGTATGCGGTGGAAGTCTCGCCGTAAACAGCCCTTGCGGAAGGATTTACCTTGTACGCATAAGTGCCGCTTGCATCGCCGCCTGCCGCAACGGTGATAACAGTCTTGCCCTTGGTGCTGCCTGCCGCCGCTGTTAGCTTAAGGGAGCCGGGAGCATATACCGCACGGATAGCCACGCTTCTGAGCACCTTGTGAGCATACGCGATTCTTCCCTGAACTGCACTTGCACCGATGTACTTGCCCGAGCCGTTCATGTCCTGGAGATGTACGGGAACGGAGAACTCTTCCGCTCTGGTCGCAAATCTGGGGTGGCCTGCGATCATTGCCAGACCCGCAGTCCTGTCATTCCACTCGATAACGTTAAAGCCCGCAATGCGTCCCACGATACCGCTCTGAACTACGTTGTCGCCCAGAGAAGAAGCCTTGACGAACTCAGGGGACTTAAGGATAAATGAGTAGGTCGCAGGGGTAACCAGCAGATAGCGTCTGCCGTCATCGGGAATATTGGCCTCGCTCATCTGCTGCCTGATATCCACGATATCGCTGTAAATGCCGTCAACGGTAAGCGCACCGATGTTGGTAACGGTAGCGCCTGCGAGAAGTACGGTAGCGCCGTCAGTATCCTCAGCAACGGCAAGGGCATAGCCTGCGCTGTCAAGTCTGTCCGCAACAAGGTTGTCGGGGACAAGCTGCGCATCGTAGCCGTCGATAAGCTCATTTACTGCCTTTTCTTTGTCGATGGGGAAGTTGATGTAAGATGTGCTGCCGTGCTTAACGGGAATGCCGTTTGCACGGTCGTAGTCCGATACCTCCACCTCCGCATCTCTTACGGGAATTTTGACAACGCCCGCCTTGGGGCTGCCCTCGTAGTCGGTGTTAAATACAACGCCGTTTTTCAGCTTGTTTTCCTGGCGGATCTTTGCCAGAACCAGAGCCGAATATCTTTCCTGTGCTTCATGTGCCATAAATTACATTCCTCCTGTTTTTAGATTTTTATGTTGGGATTTTTCGCAAGGAACGCCGCCTCTACGCCCGAAGGCTGCTTGCCGCCGTTCCCGAAGCTTACCCCTGTGGTGACACCCTGAGGGGCGCTTTTCGCAGAGCAGAAAGAAGGGTATTTTGAGATGACCGCATCAATAGCCTTTTCGATGGGCATATCGTCCGATACCTTTGCCATGGCAAGGGCGATAACGTCATCTACAGCCTCGGCAGTTACGCCCTTGGAATAAGCGCAGCACTTAGCCTCAGCCGCCGCAAGCTTCTTCTCGGCGTCCGCCCTGCCATTTTCGGCAGCAGATATCTTTTCCTGTGAAAGCTGTTCGGCAGTTTTCCGGCTGTCCTGCCACTTTCGGAATGCTTCCATCTCTTCCTTTGAGGGCTGTCCCTTTGCCTGCCTTTCAAGTCTCTGCTTGACTATTGCGTCAAGCTCTGCCTGGGTAAATGTTTTTGCCGTCTGCTCAGGCTCAGACGTAGATACAGCCTTTTCAGGGAGATTTGCTCCGCCCTTTACAGCCTGTGTGGGATCACCTCCGTAGGCTCCCGTGGAGCCATTTTCAGCCTTGTTGGTTTCGGTTACGGTTGTGTTTGTTTCTGCCATTATGATTACCTCCGTTTATAGCCTGTCGGCTTGTTTTTTCCGTCCTCAGTTTAACGCCGTAAGTACGTTTAGGGCATAAAAAAAGCAGCCGTAAAGCTGCTGATTTACTGTTTAACCCCTCGATTTCGAGGGGTTATGTTTTGGTGGAGCCAACAAAACGTGATTGGCATAAAAATAGCGCATATGTTACCGACAAAATGTCGTGAACATACACGCTTGTGTGGGCATAAGAAAACCCGCCTTGTTCAAGGGCGGTGATTGTTGACTATTTTCCCACTTTGCTATATAATTAAGTTATTACATAGGAAAGGAGGTTTTTTATGCGTAGAAAAGCTGTTGATTCTTCTCGTATAAATAGCGTTGGTTGGGAAAACAATGTGCTTGAAGTTGAGTTTAAAAATGGTGCGGTATATCAGTACTATGATGTAAGTGAAGCTGAATATCGTGCATTCATTTCCTCATCTTCGTTAGGTCATGAAATTTCGGTAATTGACAAAACACATAGCTATTCACGAGTTTGTTAATCATTTGGTCGGCACCCCTATTACAGTTTCGTTCAGCTTGATATAATCACCGTCAACTGTAACACTGCAATAGGGGTGCTTTTTCTTTAAGAACTCAGAAACAGGCTTGCAGACTTCTTTGAGCTCCTGTATTTCCTGCTTTCTTGCTTCGATTGCTTTTAATTCTTCCACATTCTCACTCCTCCAATAAAAAATCACCCTACTTGTGTAAGGTGATTAAAACCATATTGCTGTTGCTTCCTTGGGAATAGGTTGGCCTAAATCCAAAAGCTCTGAAAGCTTTGAACGCACGTGAGCCACATACATTTTCTTGCCGTGCTCATATTTGGAAAACTCAACGTTTGTGACCTCTCGTGTTTGGGCATCAACAGTTACTTTTCCGGCATCACTGCTGTTTTCAGGAATATAGTCGCAGGAAATGCTGTTCCCGTCAAAAACAATATTCAAAAGGCTTACCATATAAGCACCTTCTTATTCGCAATATTTTGCGTAATTATATTTCTTTGAAGCCAAGATGTGGGCTTCATTTTGAGAATACCCTTTTTCCATATAGCGGAGTTCGGCATATTCGTGTTTCAGTAAAACGATATCCTGTTCCTTGAAATCGCCGTTTATAAGCCGCTGCCAAGACTGAGCCATATCATAAGAGGGGTCAAATCGCTTATGCCCTGTCAAGAGGTCGTGTTCGGTGATAAAAACGTGATTTTTTATTTTGTCAATTTTATCACGGCTTATTCCTGTTGCCGCAGATATCTTCTGCGTATCTGTTGTCATATGGCGAACAGATTCATAATATTGAACAGCGTGCTTTTCGGCTTCCTTGCTGTAAGGGTTTAATGCTCCGCTTATTACACCTGTATTCATTATACCACTTCTGCTGCCATTGTCAAGCCCTGATTTCGCCTTCCTCTCCGCCCAAACCGTCTTGCTCGACTTGCTCCGATCATACCCGTAAACCTGAGTGCGGTCATTGTGCTGTTTAAGCCCCGTCTCCTTGCAGTAAGCCCTGTATTTCTCCCTCTGATTGCGAAGCCGTAAAGAAGCTTTCTGCAAGCCCTCAGTGTCGCCTGTTTCCTGTAACATCATACATTCACGCTTGGCGGCTCTGATGCCCCGCTCCATAGCTCTCTGCTGCTGAAACTGCATATACCGCCTGTCATTTTCCTCTTTGGGATAGGGGAAATATCGCTGAAAATTGATGCCCGGAACAAACGGATATTGAACGTGCCCGCAGTTGATACCGAGTATTCCGTCAGGCTGTCCGTAACTCGTCTGAGAAAAAGGCGTAAAATGTATTTTATTTCCTGCGCCGTCTGTGGTTACTCCGCTTGTGCCGTCACGGGAATAAATTTTTCCTTGGTCAATGGCACATTTGGGACGTGCGCCCAGATGTGAGCTTAGTTCGATAAGGTTTATCCCGTACTCATCACAACGTGCATTCTGCGCAGCCCTCGCCGTGTTTCCCAGCGTTGACCGCATATCCATCATAACGTAAGCCTCGGGAGACCATTCACGCCCACGCTTGTCAACGAAAGCGGGAATGCCCTTTTGAGCAAGCTCACGTATGGTTTTCCTTGTTGCTTCCTGCAAGGACATCTGCCCCGATACAGCCTTTGCCGCACCCTTGCCCATAATGTCAAGAGCGCCCTGCCTGCCCTCGGAAGTGTCACGGTAAATGGCATTGACCGCATTTACATACGCCGAACCTGCCTTGTACCCCATGACCGTGTTCACAAGATTAAGGTCACTCGCCGCCTGCCGCTGAAACGCCTTGGCCGCATTCATGGCTGAGGTTTCCGCAGGAATGTCCGAGAAATATTCCGACAGCCCCGCAGCATTCGCCGCCTGCACCGCATTGTCAAGATATCCTATCTCAGTCTCAGCCGCCGTCAGAACAGCGTCCATAGCCTGACCGCCCTCGACCTCGGAATATCCCGCAATGATAGCCGCCGCCCGCTTGTCGAAACGTCCTGCCCTCGCCAGCTGCCTTATCCGCCATTTTGACGTGTCGGAAATATCTCCGTCCCGTGAAAGCTGCGCCGCAATTTCCCGCAGGATATCATCTTCCATGTCCAACAGTACCCGCACCAGAGGCGCCGAGAGCTCGTCATACTGTTCCCTTGTCATTATTCAGCACCTTCAAGAATTTTCTTTGCCTCTTCCTTGGAAACGCCGATAGCTACGGAAATGACGTTTATAGCCTGTCCCAGGCTCAGAGCACCCGACTGATACTGCGCCATAACAGCAATAAGGCTCTGTGTCTGTGCACCGTTCAGGGTCTTGCCTGCGGCTTCTTCGGCACTGTCAATGATGTCGTCAGTGCCTGCCGTATCATCAGCATTATCACCGCCCGAAGTTACAAAGCCCTCACCGTCCGAAACTCCAAGAACAGCGCTCTCGGCGTTTATCCTCTCAAGCTCCCGCTTTGCCGCCTCTTCATCGCATTTCATAACCTCCATAATGGCAGAAATCTTTGACTTTAGCCCCGCCGTTACAAGACTGATGTTGTTTGCGATAAGCGTGTTGTCATCAATAACAACGCTGTCCTTAAACGCCACAGTGACCTCAAAATCGCCCCGGGGGACTTCACCTGTTATCTGTGCCAGTTTCAGCACAGCCCTGCACATACCCTCAATGAACTCAACGAGGAGATTTTTCTGACAGCGTATCGTAACAGCCGTCTTGTTTTCCTCGGAAACCACCTCGGTTGCGGTCTTAACTCCGCCCGCCTTGTCGAATGACAGCGAGCCGGGAGAAAGCCCCACCTGAAAGCACAGAATATTCAGCAGAGCATTTATGCCGTCAACGTGCTCTGAAATTCTCAGCTCCACAGTATTGTCGGTGATTTTCAGGTCCTTGTCCTCATCGCATTTCAGTGCCTGATAAACCTCGTCATCAGCGTCAAAATACCGCTCTGTCTTACCCGTTTCGGGATTGACCACAGTACGAATGCAGGAGCTTGGCACGATTATTCTCTTCTTTCCGAGAACAAATTCCCTTGCAAAGCTGTCAAACGCCACATCAAGAGCTTTGAGCGTGTCCTCGCAGTTTGCAAAGCAGCTTATGCCGAGAGGCAGCTCCGTGGGAATGTTGCTTGGAAAATCGGTCTTGAAATACTGAAACAGGGGCGTGTCCATAGCATATGTGAACGTGTCTGCCATATCGGGATAAAGCGCCGACAGCGGCACTCTGTCACCCGGAGCATTGGGGTCAGAAGAACGAAACAAAAAGCACTCCACAAGGATATCATCATCCTTGACGGAATGCTTCTCGAATAACGTGTAATAATATTTGTCCTTGGCTGATACCGTGCCGAAAATGCCCTCGGTAATGTCCCTGTTGTCCCATTTCAATGGGTAGAACTGCCGCCCCTCAACAAACGAGAGCCGCACCCTGCCCCGTTCTATGTATTCCCTCAGAACACAGCCGCCCTGAGCAAATGCCGAAGAGAGAAGCCGTGGAATGTTCTTCCAGAAGCCCTCACGACAGAGGAAATCAAGGATAAAGTCGTCATATTCCTTTGACCCGCAGGATATGTCCACCTGCTCCGCAAAGCACTTGTGAGCGAACTCATCGCACAGTATCTTCGCCGTGTTCAGCATATTCATCTGCCGCACAGTGCCCCTGTTCAGCCCCGCACGCTTTACCTCACGCCATTTCGGGCGACCCTCGTAAATATCCTGCCACCTGTCCATATAGCCGCTGTAAAAGCCGTTATCCCCGGGAAATTCTTCCTCCGGAAACGCCTGCCGCATTTTTTCTATCATCATTTTTCATCACTCCCTGTCTAAAAAAGGCATAAAAAAACCGCCTGATCTCTCAGACGGTAACAAGCGGACGGAGTTGCACCGCCCATTCACATAATTGTGCGTGTTCCTCTCAACACTTCTACTTGTTATTATGATAATACCACGTTTTTAATACTTTGTCAACCATTTTATTTTCTTTGCCGGAAGGAGCAAAATCACCCTTTTCATTATGATAATACCCCTTGTGGGTGTGTGGCAAGGTTGGAATACCGTTAATAATATGAGTTTTGTCTAAATCTATCTGCTTAAAATGCTTGTTCTTTTTGTTGTAATAAGTGATATATTTAGGCTTATTATCATAATTTAACGTTACATATATTCGACCTTTAGTCATAGTCTCCAATGGTGGAGTAGCACTGCCGCTGTTTGTCCTGACAAATTTTATATTTCCACTTTGCAAAATGGTTGTGTATTCGGTTCCGTATCGCTTGCCTTTATCGCTCACCCCGCTTGCACTTCCTCTACCGCCCACAGGTCATCGCCTCCCTGAATTTATCCTGAAAAGATTTGATGTGAATTATATTCCCTCTGCATTCATCGGGAACAGAGCCGTAAAAGATTATTTTGGACGGACAGAGCCGTTCGCACATAGCCTCATAGCCCCTCAGAAATGCCGCTTTCGCTGCCCTGCTGTTCTGCGTTCCCACCGATGAAACGGCAACAACGCCGCCCGCAGGTTCGCCGTCAAAACACCACTCAAAGGATCTTTCATCGCTCCAGCAAATTGTGGGAATGACCTTTATCCCGAAGGACTGCCAGTAAGCCCCAAGCCAGTGCTTGCGGTAATGGTTATATATCTGCATAGCCACAGGAAAATCGGTGTACAGCGAAAAATCAGGAGACAGCACACAGGCAAACTGTGAAAGCGTGTTTATATAATCCCTCGGTCTGTTCCATACCCTGAAAAACTGGTAATCGTCAAGGAAGAAATGCACCGCTTTTTCTGCCCTGTCCTTTGCAGTTGCGGCATAATTAAAGCCGATAAAGCCGGAGAAATAGACTTTATCAGCCTTTATAACAGGTATATCATATCTCCCGACAACATCGGGCGTGAACTTTTCAAGATTTTCATACCGCTGTTTTTCGGGTATCATAAACCTATTGTCCTTTCCATCATATCGTTCATATACGGCTCCGTGCTGTATTCCTGCGCATCGAGATTATCAATGTTTGTTGTGCCGTCGTCAAGGCGGACATCAGCCGTTTTGACCTTGCTATCCCACATAGCCTCTGAGAGCGCATCTATGGTCGATGTGCAGCCTTTAAGTATCTTGTACCGCCCTGCACCCATCATCACCGTGTAGAAACGTATGCGGTCGTTTATGGGACCCTTTCGGGCATTATGTATTTCCACACACAAATTTCTTTTCGCCGCATCTATGCGCATACCCTCGATGAGTGTCTGCTCTGCGCTATCGCAATATACATTGACCAGCGGAACGCCCCCGAGAATGAGCCTGCATTCTGCGATAAACCCCGCAAAATCAGCATATAGCTGCTCAGGTGTCGCAGCATCTTTCCTGCGGTAATCGTGAACAGTCACCATATCCCGAAGCCCACGGGTGAAGCCCGTGCAGTTGAATGCGTGAGCCGACTTGCCGCCGCCGAAATCAACCCCGACAGTGGCAAGCACGAGGTCAAGTCCGTCAAGGCTGTCAATGATAAAGTCATTCGGACGGTCGTTGAAGCGGCGATATATAACGCCCTCAGCATTCACCCATTTGCCAAGCACATAACGGTCATAATATATCGTTCCCGCATATTCCGTTTTCAGATCACTTACAAATTTCGGGTCAAGGGTCGGATTGTCATCAAGAGTATATTTCTGACAGTAAATATCCGCATCACTGTCAAGGAATTTCTTGAACCAGTGCTGACGTCCCTCGGGATTGCACGTTCCGTCAAAACGGCTGTAAGGCTTGTCAAGACGTGATTTCAGCATATCAAAGACAGCCTCGTTCCACGTCACGACCTCATCGCCATAGCAGTATTTTACGGACATACCACGTATCTTGTCAACCGATGTTTTTTTGTCAGCTCCGAGGCAGTAGCACCGTTCACCGAAGAGCATAGCTGTGTTGTCAGTCGTGCGGATTGGCTTCACCAGTTCATCGCCCCACAGCTCCTGCAAGGGGTATATGACATTTCGGAGCAGTGTGCCCTGAGTATGCCCCAGAAGCAGCACAGCCCCCTCACGTCCCGCCACACTGCGAATGCGTTTGGGTATGGCGTAATAGTCCATATACGTCTTTCCCGAACGTGTCGCACCTGTCTTGACGTTCCATCGGTGCGTGGCATTCCGGAAGTATTCCTTTTGCATATCTGTGAACATCAGAAGCCCCCTTCAATTTTGCCGAGGACTTCATCAAGCTTGGAGAGTGCCGCACTGTCTCCCTCGGAAGAAGCCTTTTCCTTAAGCTTAAGCTCACGCTTTTTAAGGGCAAGCTCCTCGTGCGCAATATCCTTGCCGAGTATCTGTATCACCCTGTCAAACGCCTTTGTGTCACCCTGAGCGGCACTCAGGAACATAGACATAACAAGCACCATCTCGTTGTCCATATCATCGGGAGAAACACCGAGAGCTTCAAGCTGCTCCCTGTCATTGGCAGCAGCGGGAAGTTCAAGCAGAGCCTTCATCTTCTGCTTCATGTCCTTTTTGCGCCGCCTTGCCTCACCCGAGGCCTTGCCGCCTTTTTGAGTGATTTCTCGGAGTTCACTCGGAGTTCGTTCGGAATTTGATATTAGATTTTTTTCATTCACGGGTCACCACCTGCCGAAAAATAGGATAAAAAAATCCGCTTACAGCCTTTAACCGTAAGCGGATATAAAAATTCACTATATCCATTTTAGCACAAACATAGTGACATGTCAAGCATTTTTTGAAATTTTCACAAGAGCCTTGCCGTGAAGCCTATGTACGTGCCGCACACTGATTCCCATTTTGGCAGCAATCTGTCCCCAAGACTTGCAGTAAAGATAATGCAGGTTAAGCACTTCCCGCTGCCGTTCATCTTTCACAAGGTAAATGAGCCTGCCCGCCGCACAATACGGGTTTGAAAGTTCTGCTTTGCATTTGTCCGCTTGGGTTTCATAATCAGATACCTCGCAATATGATTCTTCAACGGAATTTCCGTTGCGCTCATATTCTGCGCCTGTGCTGTTATATCGCACTGTTTTGCCGTTCGTCAGCCTGTTTTCATAACGCCTGTGCTTGTTACGGGCTTTGAGATACTTGCTCCCTGCCTCTCGTGCATCATTCAGCACCGCCTTGACCTCCTGCACAGTCAATATGCATCACTCCTTTTTCAGCAATTCGGGATTATCGTAAATGTTGCCGATGACTTCTGCTGCAAATTCGTCTGTTTTTCCTATTGCAGCACATCTCAAAATAGATGAATTTACCCAAGCGGTAGGATTTGGGGCGTTGACACGGCGCACACCAAAGCTTGAAATTTCATCAATCCAAACAATCACACCAATTGTTGTAGCAGAATATGCAGTGCCCTTAACGATATCCCCCTCGAAAATCTTTACACCGTTCTTGTCGGTCAGACCTGTGTACTGTCCTATGGTTTCATAATCAACTTCAATGCCGCTTACGCCTGACGTATTAGTCATTTCAGCGGGTAAATCATACCTTTCATTATAAGGTTGAGTTAATAATCCATAGACCCAATCGCCGTTCTTATACGTTGTTCTGTAATATCCACTATCACGGTTTATGGCTTTTCCTCTGAACAAAATTTCACGTTCCATTGTTTTCACCTCCGTCCATCTTTGCCCCGCAGGTGGGGCAGTAATCCGATAAAACAAATTCGTCATTACAGCTAAATATAGCTTCGTTGCCACAATTGGAGCATTTATATCCAGCAATTGGGTCGCATCCTGCGAATTCAGGGTTGAAGCCTGTCATTTCGCTTTCTGATATTGGCTCCCAAAATCCACTCTTCACTGGTGCAACATCAGCGGCGGGCAACCTTACATCAGATATTGAAAATACAATACCTCTGCAATATTTTTCGCCGTCCTCGTAAACGTCAAAACATTCGTGCGGTATATCTGTATCATAAGTCCATGAATACCCGTCCTTACACCAGTTGATTTTTACCTTTGCGCCTGCAATAGTCGCTTCGCCGCCGTCAAAACAGTCTATTTCATCATCTTCCGCACCTCTTATCTCGCATAAATCGTCGGAAGCACCGAAAACAACTACAAGACCGTTTTCCTCGGCAATAGCCGCCGCCATTAAAGATAACTCGTTTTCGTATTGGCAATTCTGCATATACAGTTTCACAAATTCATTAGGTGTCATTGTTATACCTCCTATCTCTATTCGCAGACCGAAACATCATAAGCAGCATTTCAAGCGCAGGACGTTTCCTGTCTGATCGCTTACCTTTTTTGACGGATTTTAAACCGTTTTCACACGCAACATAAACACCGACACGATACGGAATTTCGTTTTTTATCTTTTCATAAACATCAGGCGGCATAACGTAATAATTAAAGTCGCCTATAAAGTTATGTCCGTTCTTGGAATGAAAATCCTCAACAGACGATTTAATCTCATAGCAGTAAAAATCACCTTTTTCTATTCCCGAAATAGTATTGTTTACGGGAACAAACCGCATATAATCAATTCTGACTTGATTTAATGTACCATAGTCGAATGTTACTTCCTTTGACATATAAATGCGTGGGTCGTTGTGCGGATTTATATGTAATTCAAGCAGGAGCGACAACGCTGCTGTTGTTGCTTTCCTATCCATTGTCAGCCCTCCTGTTTTTAAAATACCTAATAATTATTTTTGCAGATTCTTTCGGGTGACGGAAAATGAAATGCACGATTGACTTACGCATTACCACATTACTGTCGCCTTCATAGGTTTTTCCGCAAATCTTGCACCGTTGCGTGACCATGAAAGATATGCTTCCGTTGAATTTAATCATCTTCCTCACCGTCCTCCAGCATATCGGAAAAATCATCAGATGAATTATCCTCTGTCTCAGATGCCTCAGAGTTATCTTTAATCTGATCCTGGAAAACAAGACGCATCAGCACGCCGATAAATTCTATGGGGTCAACATTGTCTCCGGATATCTGAGTGTAAAATGCCTTGAACGCATAAAACAGGTCTGTGAGTATCGGTGTTGCATTGCCGTCCTCAGGGATATCAATTTTCCCAACCGCATTGAGTTCACGGTCCTCTTCGTCCTTAAAAGCGTCAGAAATCGCTGCTAAAAATATAATTTTGTTTGCCATTCTATTCATTTTATTTTCCTCCTGTTATTTTCTGTTATCAATTTTTTCTGAATCTCCCGCAGCCAAGATACACGCAACTGCAACAATGGTTATAATACCGATTATCCAGCCTATAAGCAGACCTGCGAGAAACATCATTCCTCACCGCCTTTTATCGTTCTGAGCAGCTCCATAAGCATTGTCCTTCGGTCACCGTAATTCATTCTGCGTTCCTCAGCCTTCGCCTTTTCGATATCCACCTTGCGGATTTCACGATTGCAGTTCGCAATCTCACTGTTTATAGCATCAGCAATGATTTCATTGCGTTTAACCGCATCAGCCGCAGCCTGCAGCGCCTCTGCGTCCTGGCGGAATATTTCATCGTCGCCGTCATTGGTAAAATGACCCTCTGCTTCTTTTTTCAGGTCTTCAAGATGACGTATGATTTGATTTGCGTTCATTTTGCATATCCTCCTAATTTCAATTTAAATGCCAGTTTTAGGCACTTTGTGTTTTGGCGTGGATTTACCCTACCCGCATCCATAAAGCCTCATACAGTTCATTTTTGTGGGCTTGTCGTTGATTTGGCTGCACTCATGGCATTCAGCTTCTGCAAAACAGTCTTTTCGGTGACGCTTTCGCTTCTTGCCGCAGATATCACAGCAAGCGCAGTCCTCAGTGCCTCGGTAACATCTTCGGGAAGTTTCAGCGGAGCCTTGCAGAGAGCTGCGCAAAGGCTCTCAGTCGCCTTGATAGCCTCCTGATGCTTTCGGCACGCATCGACATAAAGAAATCGCTGCTTGATATCCTCGTTGTACTGAGACAGGAGGCGCTGCTTTTCGGCAGCAGCCTGCTCCAGACTTATGGCTTTGCTTTTGAACATCGCATATACGCCGCAAAGTCGTGCAAAATATCTGTACTCAGCCGCAGGAAACTCAGAGCAATCAATTACCTGACCCTTGCAGCCTGCATTATAGCAGTCGGTCTCCAGCTGCTTGAAAACAGCCGGATCCGAAAAACATTTCTTCAATTTACACCTCCGGTTTATTTTTGATTGCATGATTTACGATCAGGTCAAGGTCAAATGACGGCTGCTTGGAAGGCTGTGCCTTTGCGCCGTCCTCCTCTATCCACTTGACTATCGTGTTGTAGTGATTACGATACGGCTTCTTGCCGCTGGATTTTATGTATTCACTGATTTTATCAACGTACGCATTGACTATCGTGTCTCCGTATTTATCGCAAAGCGATTTGTATTGTTCCGTTGTCAGTCGTACGTTGTTGTGTGTGCCCCTTGCGGGCACCTTACTACTAACACTACTACGTAGTACAGTATCAGTATCAGTATCAGTTACAGTATCAGTATCAGTTACAGTATCAGTATCACTATCCATTTGTATTTTTTTGTATGCGTTTGTATCGTTTTGAATACATTTGTATTCATTTGTATTCAAATGTATATCTTCTTTGTCGCTGACAACAGGCTTTGAAGTGTTGTCGCTATCTTTTGCCCAGCGCTTTTTGATATTTTCAGCACGCTTCTGGCATACTTCGTTGTATCGCTGTAAATCGCCTTCAAGCTGATTGGCAATAAAGGAAAATGCCATTGCTGCCATACCATCGAGGGTAGGCAGCTCTTTTGTATTGACATATTCCAGAATAGCTTTAAACAGCTTGCCTGCATCTTCATCGGAAAGTATCTGCACCTGCCTGATGTACTCCGCATAAAGGATAAAGCTCTTCTTTTTCGGCATTCAGACCACCTCAGAACGGAAGATCGCTGTCGCTCACAACTTCCTCAAAGTCCGAAAGGTCGGCAGGAACGGGAGCAGGTGCAGCCGCTGCCGTATTGTTTCGCTGAGGAGGGGAAGAGCTTTTGTTTCCGCCGCTGTCACCGCCGAAATATGCGTGCTCCGCAAGCACCTCAGTGACATAATGCTTTACATCGGGGTAACGCTTGTCATCATAATTTCTCGTTCTGATAACGCCCTCAATGCCTATCATCTTGCCCTTGGAGAAGTATCGGCAGATAAATTCAGCCGTCTGTCTCCACGCCGTGCAGCTGATAAAATCGACCTGCCGCCCGCCGTTCTGATCCTTATACCCCCTATCAACAGCCACGCTGAAGCTACAGGACGATATGCCGTTTACGCTCTGCCGCAGTTCAGGATCTGATGTAAGACGTCCCATTAAACACACTCTATTCATGTTGCACCTCCTAAAATTTTGGCTATCATATAGCCTGTCATACGCTTGTCGCAGAATACGAAATCAACATCATACCGCTGACCAATGGTAAAGAGTATCTTGAAAAGCTGCTTTCCGCTGACAGCTTTGGGAGACGTTCTGAGGCGGGGATTTACCCACCCCTGAACATCTGCAAGTGTCTTGATATTGCTTCCGTGTTCGCAAAGAATAATGATCTTTATCCCATTTTCCCGTGCACGTTTAAGCTCATTGATGAACCTTTCGTGCTGCTGGCAGACATTACCGCATATTTCCTGTAAATTCTGCTTGCGGTCAATTACGACCCTCGGATTGTCGAGGCTCATATAATCGCCTACATAAAGCTTTGACGTATAATGCTGAATGCCTGTTTCATCAAAATAGCTCACTATCTGTTTAATGGCTCTTGATTTTTCTCTGGTATCAATCTGTATAGTCACTTTTAAACTCCTCCGAGGTCAGGACCTTGTCAAGCTGTTTTGTGAATTTACAGTAATCACAGTGTCCGCATCTGGTCGGTTCTTCCTTTCCAGACTTTATTGCCGCATATCTTCCGATATTTGCCTTGACGATCTCCATAGCCGCATCAAGCTCAGCCTGATCCAGACTTATGACCTGTAAGTCGGTCTCCTTTTCCTTTGTAGCTGCAGCAAGGACAAAGGGGAGAGTTTCCCCTGTGTTCTGCCTTACTATCTCCTGATATACAGCGCCCTGAATGTCATAGCCCCAGGCTTCATAAAAGCTGAGCCTGCCTCTGCCGTTTACAAATATGGGGGAAAAGTCCTTTATGACCTTGAGGTCAACTATGGTCTTGTGCTCCCGATAGCTGTCAATTTTTATCTTGACAGGCACGCCTTCAATCTCGCCCACCATAATTTTCTGCTTTTCTCCGTCCATAGCCTTCATGAAAAAGCTGTCTCGTTCGATTCGGTTGATTATGTAATCCGCCTGATTATATTCAGCTTTCAACGCACCGTCACGCTTGAATATTTCGGGGTTCTTTGCCTTGAAAATATCAAGCGTGCCCTCGAAATGCGCATCGACATACGAGCCTACAAGAAGTGCGGTAGTCTTTTCGGGAGCATATTCACCGTGCAGCTCCGCAAGGGCTGCCGCCTCACATTTTTCAAAGCTTTTGAACTGAGACACGCCCATATATTTCAGATTGTTCTCCGGCGAAAAATAGTCGGTCTGAGTTATGCTGTGAGGTATCATAAATATGTTACCTCCATTTCCGAACTGTCGGTCGTTCTTGTGGCGATAAACTGCACACCCTTTTCCCTGCACTTGTTGTACAGCTTTTCACGGTTTTCCGCACTGAGCTTTTCAGCGCCGTCGATGAGAATTATCTGTAAATTGTTGGGCTTGCTCAGAGCAACGTCAACGCAAAGCTCAAGCTGTTCACCCTCTGAGAGGTTGGAAACGGGGAGACCGTGTATAAGGGGAATGCCGTTCTCCACCGTGAAGCCCTCAATGGGGATAGAAGCGGTTTCGAGTATCTTTCCGGGAAGACTGCGGGCAAGCTCTATCTTTGCTGTAAGCTTGTCCGAAGCGGCGGTAAGCTCCTTGACCTCTTCCTGCATATTCCTCATACGGTTGTACTCGTTGATATATTTTTTCATCTGCTCGGCGTGCGCCGCCTGCTCTTCCAGAGGAGCCGTTTCAACGGGAATTTTGTCCGCATATTCGTCAGCAACCTTGATATCGGAATCAAGCCTTGCCACATTTTCGTTATAACGGCTTTCCGCAATTGCTATCTTATCCGCAAGTATCCCGTCAAGGGAAGCAAGCTTGTTCTCATTGGCTGCGATCTCCGCTTTCATGCGTTCGATAGATTTCAAAATAGCTTCACGCTGGTTTGATATCGCCATCTTTTCGGCAGCTACAGCGGATTCCTTTTCGCCCTGAAAGCCCCTTATCTTGTTGGCATAACTGTCCTTGAACGCCTTTGCACGCTGAATACGGCTGTTGTGTTCCCTGGCGATGTTTATCTTCTTATACGCTTCCGCAAGGTCGAAATTCTCCCATTCCTCCGCATTGAAATGCTCGGGTATATCTTTGGCGATATCCTCGATGAACGCCTTCTGATTGCGGATATCACGGTTGATGTCCTGCCTGCGCTTAAAATAGTCCCCATTTTCGGACTGGATATCCGAAAGTACCTGCAGTATGTTCTGGCTGTAATCAATGCCCTGCGGTATCTCACCGAACTGCTGATTTATCCAGTTAAGGTCCCAGGGAAATTCGATGAGGTCAAGAATGGCCCTGTTCTGCTCCTTTTTGGTCATCTGGGTAAAAGCTACAGGGTCAAGCTGCAAGGGCGTAAAGAGCTGCTTAAGAAAGTTTTCGGGAGAAGATACTTCCTTGCCGCAGTCCTTTACGGATTTATAATCAGCCTGCTCGGTGCGCTTCTTACGATTGATGTAAATACCTGTGTCAGTCTCAACAATGATCTCGCCCTCCTTTTCGCCCTTGTGGATAACATAATCACGGGAGCTTCCATTGGTAAGAGCATATCTGATAGAATCTATTACCGATGTCTTACCTGTACCGTTTGTACCTGTGATCTCGACAGATCTGCCGTCAAGCTCGGTCTCGGTGATGCCGAAAAGGTTCTTTATTTTTATCTTGGTAGCCTTCATTTTTCATATCCTCCGTTACAGTTCAATTCTTTCAACGGGCTGAATGTCCTCAGCCTCGCCCTCAACGTGTACGCCCATAAGGACTTCGGGGCAATAGACCCTCGCAAAGAATGACGATGCCCTGTATGCAAGCATAAGCTCGGGCATATTCGTCCATTTTGGATTTTTACCGAGCCACCCCTCATCCCTCGCCATTTTCAGCGTGACCTCGGGACCTTCCACTCTGTCACCCGTGTCAGCCCATACAGCCGACAGATAACAGCCTCGGTCATCGGTGCCCTTTGTGCCGATATATACAGGTCGGACGCTGCCCGGCTTGAATTTGCCGCAGCCTTCAATGAGAGCCTTGCAAGCCTGCCCGCTCCATGAGGGCTTTCCTTTGACCACATAAAGGTTTTGCATGACCATCATTGGAGATACACCCATTCTGTCAGCCATATCTACAGCGATGGCGCAGTCGGCAGGCTTGTTTTTGTAGTTATCGGGTATTATATCCGCTGTAGAGATTACCTTTGCGAGCTTATATGCTCTTGAAAAATCAGCAACTATATTTGTGGAAGGCTGCTGCACAATTTCCGATATTGCGGCGCTGCTCTGAGCAGGAGCCTGTATTATGTCGTTTGTTTCCATTTTTATTCCTCCTCAAAAAGTGACATTTGTTCGTTGGTTTGGGGGATATCCTGCCATTTAACACCTATGTAGTCAAGGACACGCCCCCAGCCATATTTTTCACCATCGCTGTCCGTGCAGCATTCATACATCCAGTAATGCCATTCTTTGGGGTTGTCCTCTCGGAGACGGTCAAAACGGTGTGGACGCTGCTCAATGTGGATACCGAAGCCGCACATCGAACAGCCTGTCCTTTGCGCCCTCGTGGTGTACAGTGTGCCGTCATCTTTGCACTTTATCTCGCCGTATGCTCGGGGAATAGGGACGTTAAGGTCAAGAGCCAGCTGTAAAAGGTCTTGACGGGAAAATATTGCAAATGGGCAGGAACGAACAGTATTCTTGCCGTAATAATTACAGCCGTTTTTCATCAGTCCCATTTCCCTCTGTCCGCCCTCGGAAGCCATAAGCCCCAAATAAGGGTAACTGTTGTGCTCTTTCGCCCAATCGTCTGCGGGCTTTTCTTTCATATAATAACAGCATCTTGATGATACTTTAAATTCGGGCGGCTTTGTGAAAGCCAGGTCAGGACGGTGCTCTCGGTAATTGTACCCGAAAAGCTTTATCCATTTTTCAGGCAATTTTATTTTATTGCTGTGCTGAAAATGTCCCTGCTCGCCCATATCTCCCGTCATTATGGCGTGGATAAACGTCTGCTTTTCGCTGTCGGGTGTGAGAAGATAGTTTATCTTGTTAGCTTTTGCCTTTGAAATAACCGGAAATCCTAAGTCCTGAAGGACTTTCGATTTGGACATATATGGCTTTATCGGAATTACGCCTAATTGTTTATGTATTTCCTGATTGCCCCTATCTTCAAGGATAGATACAGATATTGCAGGAACATCAATGCCGATAGATCTGAGAAAACACAACAGCGTTATGCTGTCAAGTCCGCCAACTGAAACATGGCAGTTGGCATTGTAATCTCCGACTGGTGAAGTAATAGTGTTATAGAAATCCTTTGCCATTTTAGCGGCATGGGAAATCTTGCTTTCGTAAGGTAGTTGCTGATATTGTTGGAATGTCTTGATATCCACTTGACAAATCCTCCTAAATGCCTTATAATAAGGCTGTCTTATTTATCTTTTTGCCGTGTACGGTTGCCGCCGTCACGGCTTTTCTTTACCCCTGCACAGGGCATTCGGAGAGCGACAGAATACTTGCCGCACCAACAAACTGCTGAGCGCATTCATTCGCCATCTCAAAGCTGTGTGCCTGAATGCGGCAGCTGTACTTCCTGCCCTCATAGGCGTATCTAAGGATATACCATTTCATTTTTACACCTCCTTGCAAACATCTGTGATAACCGCCTCGACCAGATCGTCAAGACTGTTTTCAGCGAAAATCCTGTCCTTTGCCTTAGCTTCGGCAGCTTCTCTCGACCCAGCCGATACGCTGTACACATCGTTGAATGCGCCGCCCTTGAACCTGAGGTGGACATATACGTTGTATGTGCTCATTACTTTACACCTGCCTTTTCCTTAGCCGCTTCAAGCAGCTTCTTGTCGATGATACGCTTGAGGCATTTTGCCATAATCTCAGGGCTTGGCTCGTTCACGAGTATGATCCTGCGTCCGCTTTCGGACATCATTTCTCTGATGATGGGCTTTGTGGTTTCATTCATATTTATTTCTCCTTCTTATAATATTTAGACGTGTTAATATTTTATAAATTGTGCAGGTTGACAAACAACTCCCAAAGTTTTTCGTAAATACCATATATAGCTATTTTATTGACAATAATTACTATATGTAGTATAATTAGGCTATAAACTAATATGAAGGGAGGAATGTTCATGTCAAACACTAAGCAGACAAGTGCGTCTGTCGCTTCAAAAGCATCGACTATTCTTAGAGATGGTCGATACAGCAAGACTTCTAAGTCAGTTGCCGGAAGCGCTCTTTCTCAGACCAAGACATCTTCTAAGAGCAGCAAGAAGTAAGCTTGGCAAAATTTAGTTTTCTTTGGCGGAGTGCGAATGTACTTCGCCGCTTTTTTTGAACAGTACCTGTACCGGAACATCTGAAAAGTATTTTTCATGTATTGCAAGAGCTTCATCAAGTGTGAAGCCTGAACGCCCCGTCAGTTTTTTGCTCAGGTAGTCAGCGCTTATCCCTGCTGCTTTCGCTATGTCTTTCTTCTTTATTTGCCTGCAGGCAATTTCTACTTCCAGTGCCGGATAAGCGGGTTTAACGGTTCTGTATGGCAACTTCTCCTCATCTCCTTCCTGTCCTGATTTCGGGACAGATAATAAGTTTACTGCTCAATGATCTCCATATGGTCATAAGCATATTTGACCATATCATAAACGGTCTGAGCCTTGGTGTTATTGGTGATCTGCATGACCTCCTCGACCATTTTTGCAGCTTCGGGGTAAGTCCTCAGCTGGGCAAACTCGATAGGCGCTTCCTTTGGCGCTCTTTTGACTTTGAATTTCTCTTCCATGTTTTCAACTCCTTGACAACCCACCTCTTACGCTGTATAATGATGACAATTTACAGTGAAGGGGGGGATATAAATGAGTTTCTGTCCTTTTATGAGTAATGGTAAGGACATAAAAAATTGGTGTGGCTGTATAACCTCTTGTGAGCTTCGTATTAACAATAGTTGCGCATTGAAGATATTGGCTCAAAAGGCGTTATTTGATGTCAAGCATCAAAAGTCACAGATTGAAGAGAGCAAGCAGAGCGTTGCAGATAGCAGCCGTTAATCTGTCAAGCCCCTCAGCGGTATGCTCCCTTTTCGCCTCCTCTGAGAGCATTTTTATATGTTCCCAGAGGAGATTTTTTGCTTCCGTGGCTGTAAAGTTAGATTTGTTCTCCATTTTCTCACTTCCCTTCATTTTTGTCTGTCCTAATTTTCGCCCAAATGCGGTGCTATACTGATATAGAAAGGATTTCGTTGATAGCTGAAACAACCTTACCGCTTGTTATATCCCCCACAAGAATTTTGTACAGGTTGGAACTGTCAACATAGATGCCGGGATATCGGCGTTTGATTTCAGATATTAGCCATTCCTGCCTTCGATTTTGCTCCATAAGAGCAAGCTTGACCTTTTTACCGTAATTGCATAATGGCTTTTTGTATTCTGACAAATTAACACCTCCCATATTGTAAAATATCACGATTGACAGTTACGGAAAAATGTAATATAATATAGTTGCAAGATATTATTTTTACGTTCTGCCGTAACTGTGATTTTATTATATTACGTTTAGGCGTAAATGTCAATAGTAAAATTACGGATTGGCATAACTTTGTCAGTGTGTATAAAAGCAGGTGCATATTTATGTCTAAATTGTATGAAACTATCGAACAACTTTGCAAAAACAAAGGCGTTAATATAACGAAAATGTGTAAAGATGCTGGAACATCTCTCGGAGCGCAGGAGAATGTGGTACATTCACCATTCTTTCAATGTGAATTATACCATATCCTCCTCCAAATGTCAAGGAGTGATAACAAATATATGAAAACCGCCGTAATATACGCCCGGTATTCGTCCGACAAGCAAACGGAGCAGTCCATCGAGGGACAGCTCTACGACTGCTACAACTACGCCAAGCAGCACGGCATAACAGTCGTGCGGGAATACATAGACCGAGCCATGACAGGTAAAAATGACGACCGCCCCGCCTTCCAGCAGATGCTTCATGAAAGCGCCATGCACAAGTGGGATAGTGTTATTGTGTGGAAACTTGACCGCTTTGCACGCAACACCATAGACAGCGCCGTAAACCGCCAGATTTTAGCTAAAAACGGCGTGAAGCTGCTGTCCGTCATGGAGAGCTTCGGGGACGATGCCAGCGGTCAGATGATGACCCATATCATTGAAGCAATAAACGAATACTACAGCGCCGATCTTCGGGAAAAGACTATCCGAGGAATGCGGCAGTCGGCAATGAAGGCTCAGACAACGGGACATATCCCGCTGGGTTACAAGGTCGTTGACAAGAAGCTGGTCATTGATGATGAGACCCGAATTATACCCGAAACTGTGTTCCGAATGTACGCAGAGGGGGAGAGGCTCACTGACATAGCCGATCATCTGAACGCCCAGGGCTATCGCAACCGCCGAGGCAGACCGTTTACCACAAACAGTTTTTACAATATGCTGGCTAATGAAAAATACATAGGCATTTACAAATACGACGATATAGTGATCGAGGGAGGAATACCGCAGATGATACCCAATGAAGTTTTTGAGGCTGTAAGAGAAAAGCTGATAACCAACCGCAAGAGAGCCGCCAAGAACACCGCCAAAGCCGATTATTATTTGTCGGGCAAATTATACTGCGGTCACTGCGGAGAGCCTATGAGCGGGCTGTCAGGCACAGGACGCAACGGGGTCAAGCACTATTATTACCGCTGTAACGGCGTGCAGAAAAAGTCAGGCTGCCACAAGAAGCTGGAGAATAAATATCTGATAGAGGACGAGGTGTGCAGAGCAGCACGGTCAGCGTTTGAGCAGATGGACAAGGCGGAGACTGCCGAGACCATTTATCAGATGTATTTGCAGACGGTCAGAAATGAGTATGCGCCTGCCGAACTGGAAAAGGAGCTGACCGAATGCACTAAGCAGGCTGAGAACGTTGTGAACGCCATAGCTCAGACAGGCGGAAATCAGCTTCTGTTCGATAAGGTAAGGGAGCTGGAAGAGCGCAAGGAGCAACTCGGCTCCGCCCTCCGATTGTCTCAGGCGATGACCGACAATGTCCCCTCTGTGGAGCAGATCACCGTGTTTATAGATGATATCCTTGCAACCGATATCAACACCACCGAGGGCAAGAAAGCTATCGCCGACATCATGATATCAAAGGTGTATGTTTACGACGACAAGCTCACGGCCATTTTCAAAGATAAGGACGGCAAAAGCGTTGATATACCGCTATCAGACGTGTCAGATAGCTCCTCAGCGGATTGTGCTCCCTCTGCGCTGGGGAGCCAAAGCACACACAGGCGAACCGTTGGTAATAATCAATGGTTCGCTTTTGTTATCAGTTAAGAGAATAAAATAAAAAACCGCCGCCGATAAGAGCTCCACAGCTCTTACCGACGGCGAATTTTTTATCTTACATTGATTTAATAAATGCACCCGGATAATCTTTTTTCACTGTTTTAAGGTATGCCTCAGCATTCTCCCGAGACTTGAAAGCCCCGACCTGCACATAGAACATCTGATTGCTTTCGACAGCAGGCATAAACATCTGCTGAAACTTCTTCCAGCCCTCAAGCTCTGCCTCCGAATGCGTCCACATAGCAGGGCACAGCTTGCCGGTCACCTGGTGGTGCATTATAACATGGTCAGCTGAAATGCCGTATGTTTTCATCAGATGCTTGACCAGCTCAGCAGCCAATGCCAGCTCTGCATCGGTGAAATACCAGTCCGTGTCATCTGCGCTCAGAGACTTCCTGTTTTTCTTGTTGCTGCAAATTTCAATGTTGATGCAGTTGCTGTTCCTGCACTTGCCGTAATATCTGCCGCCCTCTGACGTGGACATCTTGGTGTATTTTACCCCGCCTGCGCCCCATGAATAACGGTTTGCAATGTCAGGATTATAGCAGACAACATTTTCATCATCCACGATAAAATCAGCGCTGGCAGGATTGGCGGGATTTGCTCCTGCCCTGAACCATGCTGCAAGATTGTGTGCGCTGCCCGCAGCCGATGAGGTGCCTGCCGTGTAGTGGATCACTATCCATTCGATGGATCGCCCTTTGGCAACAGTGGTGTTGGCAGTGCCTGTATCCATTTTGATGTTAATGCTCATCGTCATCGTCCCCCTTATTCTCAGCTGACTTCTTCACATTCTCCGCAATTTTCATAAGAAAAGGCGGCAATGGCGTGCCTATATCACGTATATTTTCGAGAATTGAAATTATCTCGTTGGCGATGAGCCATACTGCCGCTACAGAAGCGACAACAAAATTAAGCCCGATGGATATTCCCGCCGTGCCGACGGCATATGACAGCAGCCAGTCGAGCATAGCACCTATCGCAACCAGCAGCCACATACAAATCTTCTTAGCTATCCCACGAAACGATTTGTACGAGCTGATAGCCTCACTGCGGTATTTGGCAGCACACAGCCCAGTTATGTAGTCGATGATGTTGCAAGCAATAAGTATCAGCATGGGTACATACAGGATACCCAGCCATGATGCGAGCAGCGCTCCAACCGTGACGGAAATTTCTTTTACTCTTTTCATTTTTATTCCTCCTTACACCCTCAGAACGAAATTGCCATACATACTAACGTACGTATCGTCACCGATTGTGAAGATGCTGCCGCGGACGGGTTTTTCCATTCCGCCATCAGCGTGCATAACGTGGCTTTGGATTAAACCGGAAGCTGCGAATGTAAACGGCTTAATGCAGTACGATGCAGTTGTCCCCACTGCGTCAGCTCCATAGTAGGAGAGATTGCCATTGATAATCCCGTTTCCGACAAACCAAATAAAACCTGCACTAGATGTATCAACTTCAACGCCACACTCGGTGCCATCGAATTTGGTGGCAGAATGAATGCTGCAACACCAAGGGGTCGTGCCAAAACCCAGTCCAACCATATCTGTATCAGAGATGATATACAAATATGGGTCGCCGCTCAGTGCGACACTATGTGACTGCCAAGCAGGAGACTGATTGCCTGTCTTGGTTGACACTATGTACTGACTACTACTGCTCACCTCAATAGCAATAACCTTGTCGTTGATATTGGCAAACTTCGGCGTCAGTGTGCAGCCTGTTTCCGTATATGTGATGTCAGCAACCGTTGTCAGGAGATTTTCCACAGAATGTAACCATGCAATAATTTTGGAAGTGTAGTTAGCCTGTGTCCTGTCATCTTTCGACATACCCAGCGTAGGCTGATATTTGTAAAGCTTTCCCATTATCCTATAACCTCCGTATCTGCAATATCAACAGCTTCTCCCACCGCATAAATTGGCAGGACCTGTCCGTGCAACGTTATACCGCCTGTTTTCATGCCGCTTCCACCCCCTTTCTGAACAGCCTTAAAATTTGCCGCTGCCTCGTTTTTAGCCGCCACAGCCACAGCACCCGAACCTGTGATATATACAGTGTCCAGCCCCATCATGTGCATATAGTTGAACGTCTCGCCGTCTCCAATGGTGATAACGCCATCATCGCCCTTGGCAGCACCTGATTTCAGGGATACTGTGATATCCTTGCCCGACTTGTTGCGGATATCAAATCCGTTGTATTTGGCATCAAATTTCACAGCACATTCAGTGCCGTCAAGGGTGATCTCGATGACCCTGTTGCAGCCTTTTACTTCTTTTATCATAAATAAAATATCCTCCTCTACTACGCATAAACCGCCTGAAAATATACGGGCGATACAAATCCGTTTGGTATGCCAACAGTAGCCGAATTAAATTCCTCGAAAAAGGAGTTCCACCAACTCTCAGCACCGCCCCACAATTCGCCATTACGCCAAACTCTTCCAGGATAAAATTGAAAATACTGACCATTAGCATTTATCTGATAATTCTCAACAGTAAACCGGACGGATAGTTTTTCCGTCACCTTTATTTGATATCCGCCTCGCAAAATATTATCATATGTTACAGTCTGTCCTGTCGTTAAATTTGTCATTGTTGCGCCAAGATACTTTGAAACATAGGTATTACCGTCGGTCAAAACCTGGGGGTCACTGTAATGCACAAATAGTTTTAACTGCAATCCTGTACCGGGACACGTAATAGCCGCCGAACCCTCATTCAGTGTGATACATTTTACGATGTCCCAATCGCTTTCGATAGCATTATCCAGCACAACCTCATTTCCATCGGGATCAGTAATGCCTGTGTCAATGCTATCGCCAATACCCAGCGCCTGCTCATACAGCTTTTTGTATTTGTCTGATACATTCACCGGGTCAAATCCGTCACAGCCATAGTCGGACGCATTATACACACCCGGTTCTGATACGGACAGCGGTTGGTTTATAGGCGTTGTT